TCAGGCTGATATAGGTGCTTTTGACAAGCCATAATCGCTAAACCGGAACTAATTGTTGCATCAAATCGAGTACGATTACTAATGTCAAATCGTGCCCAATCCATTAATGTTCTATTGAAAGGCATATAACCCATTCCATCTTCCTCCTCAAAGTTGATGCCTATATGTTTTTCTATATAGGATTCTATAGCTGAAGCATGAGCTTGTTTGACAGCTTCGCTTGTGTTTGGAATACCCCCTAATTCTTTTTCTGTTTTAGATAGTTTTGAATAATGTTTGTCAGGTCTATTTATACAAAACCCTCTGTACCCTCTGTTTTTAAAATGATACAATAATCTAGGTTTGTTATTCTCCACCAAGATTGGCATTCCATAAAACACACATGCCATTAATACTTCTTCAAAAAATATTTCTGCTGTTTGTGGTCTAGCTACATATTCTAAGAAAAACTGATTGTCAGGACAGTCTTCAATACTGAACTTGGAAAGACCATGTAAAGCTCCATTAGAGCCTCCTCCTCCAACAGTACCTGAGATATCATAGCTATCACATCCAAAAGCTCCAAGATGCTCATTGCCCGGATAGCTAACACTTCCCTTTTTTATAATCCTGTTTTGCAATCCTGCTTTTGGAGTCCATGAAACTAGAAATCTTCCTCGGCTATCAGGATACCATTCTACTGTAGTATCTTTTATTCCATCTTTCCATCTAAAGCTACCTCTAGTTAGATGGTGGTCTTGAATCATACTATCATTGTAATCTATCTGTTGGTAGATTCTTGTTAGATTAAACAAAGAAGATTTACTTTCATCCCGGAAGGCATGAGACTCAGTTCTTGGAAACTGTCTATAATATTCATTCAATGCATCGGGGTCGTTCTTTAATGAATCAACTTCGTTTTCCCAATACTCAATAGCTCCTTGATGAATCATTTCATTGTCAATACCCAACACTTCTGTTGGAGGAGTATTGAGAACAGGCATACCATACCTATCAATAAAACCCTCCATGTTCCATTCCATAGGAATAAACAAAGAGTATAATCCACTTTTAGTTTGCCCGTTAGCGTTTCTGTCTAAAACATTGGATTGATAGAAAAGCTTTTTGAAATTATCTCCACCTTTTTCTAAAGCATTAGATGTTGAACCCATCATGCATTTACCAATAATTTTACTTCCCAATCTTAGACAGGTCTTAGTTACTCGCCAATTATTTAATATGTTATTTGGTTTTAACCACTTCCCACTCTCATCATGAACTAGAAGCAAAAGCTTTTCCCCATCATAAGAGTTATCGTCAGTATTTTTCCAATCTATAGTTGTATCCAAACCTTCAATAGAATCCTCTTCTATTTCATACATATTCTTTTTTGTAATCTTAGAAGCAGGAACTCGATAAGCTAATTCAGTTTTCGGCTTATCCATACCATCCATGATAGGCTTAAAAAAGAAGGGTAACCTACTATTAATAGGAACAACCTTATCTGTAAACATTTTCTTAGCATCAGAACCGGTTTTAGATAACACTCCGATTCGTGCATCTTTTGCTAGAGTAGCTCTGTTAACACATTCTGATGAGCTCATAAATGAAAAACCTGAACGCCTAATCTTCAAGTAAATCATACCAAAGCTTCGGGAGTCAGCCATACAAGCTTCCCAAAATATATATAACAATCTATTTGCTTCTCGGAAGTCAGGGTATCCTACATCTATACTTGTCCATTGCAAGTACATATAATGAGCTCCTGTGATATAAGTCTTTTTACCTTTGTTGTAAAACCAATAACCATCTTCTCGGTAATCAAATTCTTTTTCAATGTAGTCTACCCATCTATTCTTAAACTGAGAAGGCATTTCATTCCATTGAAAAATAGATTGGATTTTACTTAAAGGTTTAGGAAGCTCATGTCTTTCAAAGTATTGGTTCTTTTGATTATCGCTTCTTTTATATACATCTTCAGGAGGTTTGGGTAAAGCAATAAGAAGTCCTGATACTTCAATTATTTCTTCGATTTGTCCTGTCTTAGAGATGACAACTATCCCATATTTTTGGTCATAACCATACTTCCAAGACCGGTTTCGGTTCTTGTTTGATATTACACTTTTTGGTACAACATCTTGTACAACTCTGTACAGGGTTTTATTTAGACCTTCTTTCAGCAAATCCTTGTTTTGTATCTGTCTTACTATTTATGTTACTTCCTTCTAATGCTTCCTTTTCTGCCTCTATTCTATTTAATATTTCAAAGGCATCAAAGATGGCTAGTTTCTTTGTTGCTGCTGCATTTTTTAATCTGTCAGCAGCCAAGTCATCTTCAGGGTCAGGCTTAATAATTTTTTCCTTAGCAACTTTTATAAGCTGCTCTACTGCCTGATGACCTGCAGCAATAATTTTTAATTTAGTTTCTTTTGAGTTCATAGGGTGGCTACAATTTTATGGTCAAACTGTCTGTACATTAATTTACCATCTACTAAAAATTCATATTCACTTTCAGGTTTGAAAGTTACCTTCATTCCTTTAGTGACCCCTTCATTTAAAAGAGCTTTATTAGGAATCTCCATTGTTCCCATTAAAGGCTCATAAGTAAAAGGTTTATATATATATGTATCCTCTTTAGGTAGTGGACTAACAAAACAATATCTATCAACTGCACTCCAATCCTCTCCTTCTTTTTTGTAAGCAAAGTATTGTTCTTCATCCACAAGAAATGTGTTGTCCTTCAAAAAACTTTTACCACTTTGTCTCCTTCCTTTCATGTCGTTATAAAACTTGAAGACATTGTGGTGAACAATCAGCTTGTCTCCCACTTCAATTGGACCATCATATCCTAATGGAGTTTCTTGTACAACTGCTTGTCTCTCAGAAAAACGAAAGTCCTCTTCTGAAGTATTGAGGACTAATTCTTTATCACCAACCTTAGTGGTGTTAGAGTATCGTGTGTTGTTTAATGGAGTAACTATAAAGCAATATGGAGATTTCATTAAAAGTTTATATTGTATTCAATTGATATAGGCATCATAGAAGTAAACTCTTTCCAACATAAAACCTCACCATTATCACTTTCAATCCAAATCTTTATAGATTCAGTTTCTTCATAAAACTTAATAAGGTGAATTGTATAATTATTATTAAGAACTGACTGACCAACTATGTAGTGCATAGCTCCTGATTTATAGTCAGGACCTATAGAAATTTTCCTGATATCCATTTAATTAAAATTTATTTACCTGCTTTACAGGCTTCTACTTCTGCTTTTAATTCTTGTATTGCTTTTACAAGAACAGGAACTAAAGCTCCATATGCTACAGCTAGTTTTTCAGGGTTTGTTTTATCGAGTAAGTTTGGAATAAATTCAGCTGCTGAACACTCTTCTAAAACTGAATCAATGTCTTGTGCAATAAATCCTGAATCTTTTTTACCTTCCATAGTTCCATCTCTTCTATCCCACTCCCAAGAAGATGGTTTTAGTTTAGATATAAAGTCTAAGCCTAAAGGAAGCTCAACAATATTTTTCTTATCTCTTGCATCTGACAATCCTGAAATAACATTTGTGTTACATCTAAGCGTTGTTACATTGTTGTCACCTAACACTACTTCATTATCACCTTGTGCCTGAGAGTTATGACCTAAGTTGGTTGTGTTGTTAAAACCTACTACTGTAGAACCTGCAGCCTTACCAAGAGCTGTATTGTTAGTGGCTGTTGTCATTTGCTGTAAAGCATCATTACCGATAGCCACATTAAAATCTCCACCTGTCTGACTTTGTAGAGCGTTTACACCGACAGCTGTATTATAAAAACCTAGATTACTTGAAGAACCGGCAGCTTGTCCGATACCTATATTACCTACACCTGAAGCGTTCAATCCTGCTGATTGACCAATATATATATTGTCTGAGTAGGCTACTGCATTAGCAGAAGCACCGAATGCTGCAGCTCTATTTCCAATAGCTATATTGTGGATTACATCCTGACCTGTGCCTGTACCTAAATTTGTTCCGGCAAAAGGACCAAGAAGAACATTGTCGGTGAAACTAGCATTAGCAGCATTACCTTGTAAAATATTTCTACCTACATCTCTTCCGATTACAACATTATCGTCTACTCTATCAGCACCACATGTCGCTAATGCATCATGACCAATTGCAATTGTTTGAGTTACTGCTTGAGTTCCACCACCATAACTTGTGTTTTCTAATGCTTTGTATCCAATTAAAGTAGATGTACTAATATTTACTGCAGGGGATTGTAAAACATCTTTACCGATTACAATATTACTTGAAGACGACAGGGTGTTTTGCATTGCTCCATGACCAATAACAATACTATCTTGGTCATTCACAGCATTTGATGTTAGTGTTGCAGTACCTATGTATATTGCGTTTGCAAAAGGTCCTTGGCTTCCTGAAGCAGTTTGTTGACCTATAGCTATAACATTACCTACTTCTGCATTTGGTCCTTGGAATAAACCTTGACCAAGTGCAAAAACACTAGATGCATTGTCAGCATTTTCTATAATGTTTCTACCAACAGCTACGGAGTTAGTGGTTTTTGCTACACCTAATGCACCAATGTTTTGTCCAATAAGAACAGAAGATGCAAGTGTTGGGTCGATGTTTGGTCCAATATCTAACGAGTCTGCATCATTAATGGATGTCGCTGTGATAGCTATAGTTCCACCAATGACTGTAGTATCTTCAGGTACTGCTCCTTGCCCTCCTGATATGTAAGCTAATTTTACTGTATTAACAGGATTACTAGCTGCATCTCCATACCAAAGCTTGGTGGGATTAATCGTGGGAAGTGTTGGCACAAGACTAATAATATCCCCGATAGTATAATTCTTAGTTATATTGTTATCATTGACATCCGTACCTATAACCTTATCATCAAGTTGAGGTGTTGCGTCTATGGGATATGTAGAAATCTTAGCCATCAGTTATTATGTTTTTTTTTGGACTTCTCCTGTCTGTAAATTTATGACAGAATCTTTCCCGTATTTTTTAATCAGTTTATCTTCATTCTGAGCGAACTTCATTTTCATAGCTCCAATCTCAGAAATGATTTGTGCTTTTTGAATTTCAATATCTCCAAGCATCATTTTCTTTTTTTGGAAATCAGTATTTAATTCCTGAATTTCCTTAAGTTCTTCCTTAGTTAATTTCATTTGTTTAGATTTAATTATTATACAAAGATACTATTTTTTATTTTTATTAATCTTTTCAAAAGACCTGCCACCAAAATAGGCTGAGATGACTGTAATTAAAGTCAGCTGCAAGAGGTCAACCCAATTTGCTTTTACTTCAAATTTAATGATTCCTGCATCTACAAAGATTAACAATACTGTACTTACTACTAAAAAAATAAGAACCAAGGGTCTTACATTTTTACTCAACCACGAATCACTAGTTGTATCTGCTTTCCATCTTTCAGTAATATTCTTTTGCATTTCAGTTTCAGCGTTTAAGAATATTTCAGTTAGCTCTTTTTCAAACTGAGCCTTCTCATCTTTTGTACGAACAAACTTGTCTACAACATTACTGATGTCATCTACAATTCCTGTACCTGCTTTCCCAAATATTTTAGCGAATAGTTGTTTCATAAATGTTTATATTCTTCTGTAGCGTCAAAGCTCGGACATGCCTTATTAGCAAAATCCCTATGTCCATGAATAACTGCATCAGGTTGTTGTAACTTCAGAAAGTACAACAAGTATTCCAATGCTTCTTTTTGTTTTTGAGTTCGTGTATCTTTTGGAGTTTTACCATCCTTTTCTACTCCACCAACATAACATACTCCCCAAGATTTACAATTGATTCCTTTCGTGTGAGCTCCACATTCATCAAGCTTTCTACCCACCTCTACAGTTCCATCAATCAGAACTACAAAATGGTAGCCACAACC